TCAACTCAACCGACCGGCAGAGAACAACCTGCTCAAGCAGATCGAGTACTTGATGGACCTGCTGTACAGCCAACTGGGCATCACGCCGGACATCATGAACGGCACAGCCGACGAGGCGACCATGGTTAACTACAACAGCCGAACGATCGAGCCGATCGTGACCGCTCTCGTGGAAGCCATGCGTCGAGCCTTCCTCACCAAGACCGCCCTATCACAGGGGCAGAACATCATGGCCTTCCGTGACCCGTTCAAGTTCCTGTCTATGAAGGACATTGCCGAGATTGCTGACAAGTTCTCTCGGAACCTCATCGCTGTCCCCAACGACATCAGAACGGCCATCGGTTGGAAGCCGTCGAAGGATCCAAAGGCCGATGAACTGAAGAACAACAACATGCCAGATCCAACTCCGGCTCCGTCGGAGCCGAACTCCAAACAACCAGCAGAGTTAGGAGGGAACAGTCAAAATGGAAGCAGCTGATTTCAGCGGCTACGCCACCAAGGCTGGTCTCAAGTGCTCCGACGGCAGAACGATCACTTCCGAAGCGTTCAAGCACATGGACGGAATGACTGTTCCGCTGGTGTGGCAGCACGGCCACAACGACCCGAAGAATGTGCTGGGCCACGCTGTCCTGAAGGCTCTGAAGGACGGCATGTATGCCTACGGGTTCTTCAACGACACCGACCAGGGCAACAACGCCCGCAAGCTGGTCCAGCACAAGGACGTCAAGTGGATGTCCATCTTCGCCAACCAGCTCGTCGAGAAGTCCAAGCAGGTTCTGCACGGTGAGATCTGCGAGGTCAGCCTCGTGATCAAGGGTGCAAACCCCGGAGCGCTCATCGACTTCGTGGCGATTCGTCACGCTGACGGAAACGTCGAACTGTTCGAGGACGAGGCCGTGATCTACACGGGTCTGGAATTCGAGCACTCCGACGAGTTCCAGGACGACGAAGAGGATGACGAAGAGCTCGAGCACGCCGACCCGAACACCATGACCATCCAGGACATCTACGACTCGCTCACCGATGTCCAGAAGAACGTCGTCCACTACCTGATCGGCGCCGCGGTCGAGGGACCCGGGGACTCGGTGGCTCAGTCAGCCATCGACGAGGACGCCAAAGAGGAAGAAACCGCCGAGGGCGACCTCGCTCACTCCCAGGAAGGAACCACCGTGTCGCGTAACGTCTTCGATCAGACCGACCAGGACAAGCAGTCGACGGAGGGCAAGCACGTCCTCTCGCACGACGCGATCAAGGGGCTGTTCGAGTCGGCCGCCAAGCGCGGCTCGATGAAGCTGGCCGTGCAGGACTACTGCCTGGCCCACAACATCAACGACGTCGACATCCTGTTCCCGGATGCCAAGAACGTCATGAACACCCCCGAGTGGGACAAGCGTCGCACCGAGTGGGTCGCCGGCGTGCTGGGGAAGACCCGCCACACCCCGTTCACGCGGATCAAGTCGATCGTGGCCGACCTGACCCTCGAGGTCGCGCGCGCCCGCGGCTACGTCAAGGGCAACCTGAAGAAGGAAGAGTTCTTCGGGCTCGTCAAGCGCACCACCGGCCCGACGACCGTGTACAAGAAGCAGAAGCTGGACCGTGACGACATCCTGGACATCACCGACTTCGACGTGGTGGCCTGGATGAAGGGCGAGATGCGGCTCATGCTCGAGGAGGAGCTCGCGCGTGCCATCCTGATCGGTGACGGTCGGGCCGTGGACGACGACGACAAGATCAAGGACCCGGTCGGCGCCGCCGACGGCAACGGCATCCGGTCGATCGTGAACGACGACGACCTGTACACCGCCAAGGTCTACGTCAACCTGGACGACGCCAGCTCGAACTACCTGGAGCTGGTCGACGCCATCATCCGCACCCGGCGGCTGTACAAGGGCACGGGCCTGCCGTGCATGTACACCACCGAGACGGTGATCTCCAACTTCCTGACGCTGCGCGACTCCGAGCAGAAGCGCATGTACCGCAACATCGAGGAGCTGGCCACCGAGCTGCGCGTCTCCGACATCGTTGCGGTCGAGGTCATGGAGGACGAGACGGACCTGCTGGCCATCCTGGTCAACCTGCAGGACTACAACATCGGCACCGACCAGGGCGGAGAGGTTTCGCTGTTCGACGACTTCGACCTGGACTACAACCAGTTCAAGTACCTGATCGAGACCCGCGTCTCCGGCGCTCTGGTCAAGATCCGGTCCGCGTTGGCGTACTTCAAGACCGGTGGCAGCGACGTCCTGGCGACGCCGACCGAGCCGGCCTTCGTGGCCAACGTGATCACCGTGCCGACGATCACCGGCGTGACCTACAAGCGTGCCGACACGGACGCCACCGTCACCACCGGCTCGCCGATCACGCTGAACAACACCACGCTGACCGAACTGACGATCTACGCCGTGCCGGCCACCGGCTACTTCTTCGAGAACAACGTCGACGACCAGTGGACGTTCACCTTCGAGGCGTAATCTGGAGGTAGTACCCGATGGCTAGGTTTCACGGTCCTATCGGGTACGGGACGCAGACGGAGACCTCTCCTGGAGTTTGGGAAGACGTAATCACCGAGAAGTCATATTTCGGTGACATCGTTCGGAACACGCGAAAGCTCCAGGAGGGGGATCAAGTCAACGATGACATCACCGTTGGCAACTCCATAAGCGTTGTCGCGGACGCGTACGCCAATGAGCATTTCTTTGATATTCGGTACATCAAGTGGGCGGGGACCTACTGGAAAGTGACTGACGTCGAAGTCCAGCGTCCCCGCCTTATCTTGAGGCTTGGAGGTGTCTACAATGGCCCAAAGGTCTGACCTCCAAACGTTGCTCGAGACGATTCTCGGGAGTTCCAACGTATATTTTCAACAGCCACCGAGTAATCAAATGGAATACCCGGCTATCGTCTACAGGCGAGACGATATCGATGCGAAGTTCGCAGACAATTCTCCGTACCGCCTGACAAGACGATATTTGGTGACGCTGATCGGGAGGAATCCGGACAATGATTCGGTTCTCGACCAGCTCGCCCGCCTGCCGTTGTGTACGTTCAATCGATTTTTCGCGGCAGAAAACCTCAACCACGACGTGTTCATTCTCTACTTCTGAGGAGAAGAAGTGGCAGTCCTGACTTGGGACCAGATCGGCGAACGGATCTACGAGACCGGTGTCGATCGCGGAGTCCTCTACATCCCCACGGACGGTGTCTACGACACGGGCTTCGCCTGGAACGGGCTGACCGGTGTCACCGAGTCCCCGACCGGCGGCGAAGTCACTCCGCTCTACGCGGACAACATCAAGTACGTCAACCTCATCTCGCTCGAGGAGTACGCCGGCACGATCGAGGCGTTCACCTACCCCGACGAGTTCGGTCAGTGCGACGGCACCTCTCAGCCTGAGACGGGCGTCTACGTCGGACAGCAGACGCGTCATCCGTTCGGCTTCGCGTGGCGTACCCGCGTGGGCAACGACACCGAGGCGACGGACCACGGCTACAAGCTGCACCTGGCCTACGGCTGCATGGTCTCTCCGTCCGAGAAGGCCTACGCGACGATCAACGACTCGCCCGAGGCGATCACCTTCAGCTGGGAGTTCTGGACCACTCCGGTGGCCTTCGACCCCGAGGGCGACTACGACGACCTGAAGCCGACGGCCTACATCTGCATCGACTCGACGAAGGTGGCTCCGGCCGACCTGGCCGAGCTGGAGGACTTCCTGTACGGCACGACGGGCACCGATCCGTCACTGCCGACGCCGGATGCCGTCCTGGCCATCTTCGCCGGCGCGCTGACCCTGGCGACGCCAACCGCTCCGACGTACAACTCGACGACCGACATCGTCACCATCCCGTCCGTCACCGGCGTCATCTACTCGGTCGAGGGCGTCGGCGACGTTCCGTCCGGTTCCTACGGCCCGATCACGGAGAACATCCTGGTCAAGGCTCGGCCCGACGCTGGCTACAAGTTCCCGGCCCTGACCGACGACGACTGGCTGATCACCTTCGCCTAGTCCCTCTCTGAACTGAAAGGAGGCCAGAGAATGCTCCGGATTACAGTTTCGACGGAAGACAGTTTCGACGAGAAAACCTCAGAGTTTGTTTCAGCTCAGTCTTTCACTTTGGAACTGGAGCATTCTCTGGCCTCAATGTCAAAATGGGAGTCAAACTTCGAAAAGCCTTTCTTGGGTAAAACGGACAAGACTCCCGAGGAGATCCTTTGGTACATCCAAGCGATGGTTTTGTCTCCGGAGGTTCCTCCAGAAGTCATTTACCATCTGACTCAAGCTGACGTTGACAAGATCAACTCTTACATCGACGCCAAGATGACTGCGACAACGTTCAACGATCGCGCTCAGCAGCGTCCTAGCCGGGAGATCATCACGGCAGAGATCATCTACTACTGGATGATCCAATTCAACATTCCGTTTGAGTGTCAGTACTGGCACATCAGTCGTCTTCTGACGCTGATCAAGGTTTGCACACTCAAGCAGCAGAAGCCGAAGAAGATGAGCCGGGCACAATTGGCTCAGAGAAACCGTGCTCTGAACGCAGAGCGTAAGTCGGCTCTAGGCACAAGGGGATAACATGTCCAGACTTGCCTGGGGCGTTGTCGGAGACCGTTTCTTCGAAGTCAGTGTCGACCGAGGCGTTCTGTATCTTCCGGGAGAATCCGGAGTTGTCTGGAACGGCTTGATTTCGGTAACTGAAACTCCCGACGGTGCGGACTACAAGCCGTACTACATCGACGGGTTGAAGTATCTGCACCTGACGACGAAGGAAGAGTTCGAGGCGACCGTAAACGCTCTGTCAGCTCCTCCCGAGTTTGCTTCGTGTGATGGTATCACCTCAATCCAGAACGGCCTGTTTGTCACAGAACAGGCTAGGAGTCTCTTCGACTTCACCTACCGAACCTTCGTAGGGAACGACGCAGAAGGTCGAGAGCACGCGTACAAGATTCATCTCGTATATTCTGCTCTGGCTCAACCGTCCAGAAGGAACAACGCAACACTGACGAGTGAGTCTGCGGACCCGATGGTCTTGAGTTGGGTGGTTACGACCATCCCACAAGTGATCACGGGTCGTTTTCCTTCTTCACACCTGGTCATCGACTCACGTCAGTACTCTGCCGAGATCATGTCCGATGTGGAGGATATTCTCTACGGAACGAACTCAACAGACCCGAGCATGCCAACACCAGACGAGTTGGTTGCCGTACTAGAACCATAGGGAGGTGGACGATATTTCCAGGCTGATTTGGGACGAGACGCGAGAGTACGAGATGGGGTTGGACCGGGCCGTTTTCTATCCGCCTTCAGGACCCGGAGAAGCTTGGAATGGTCTCGTATCCGTCAGCGAGGAGTTGGAAGAAACTGACGCAAAGGTCAGATATTTCGACGGCCTTCGCACGAATCAACGACGTCGAACAGGACAGTTCGCTGGGACCATCGAGGCGTACACCTATCCTCCTTCCTTCTACACCGATATTCTGACACAGCGCCGTCAGAAGACTTTCGGTATGAGTTACAGGACCGGAAAGGGCGCTAGTGACTACAAAATTCATATCGTGTACAACGTGACGCTTTTGCCGTCGGCATTTTCTTACGAGCAGAACGACGTCGGCACCTACGAGTGGGATTTCAGCACCCTCCCTACGACTGTGCCTGGCGCCAAGAGTAGTGCGCATCTGATCATCGATACGTCGATCGCATATTCTTGGACCGTAGCCGCTCTCGAGGACCTTCTGTACGGTACCTCATTAACCTCGTCGAGTTTGCCGACTCCGACTGAGGTGTTGC